GTACATCAGAAACTGGCGTAAGCGATGCGCCTTCTTCGCGCTTCACCAAGTCTATAACGCCGCCACCTTCCTGCGCCTCGTGGTCAAACCATGTGCCTTTCCGTAAATCGACCGAACGAGAACCAAATGTACCCCACCGTAACTCATTTCTTTTTGCGCTTGTCGGTTCACCCCAATAATGGCGAGCCACCGATTCAATGTGCGCTCCGATATTTTGTGTCATTTACCATTCCCTAAACGCTGAAGGGACGCCCCAAAGGAGCGCCCCACCAGCTATGCCCTAGAACTCGTTGTCGTCATCCTCTGCTGCTGGTGCCGAAGCAGGCTCTGGTGCAGGGGCCGCACCAGAAAGTTCTTCGGGCGCATCCACCCAAGAAACGATTTTCCACGATGGAGCCTTAAAGCGTAACTCTCCTTGAGGTGTTTGAATTTTAACCGTCTCACATTTGCCTGCTTCTACAACTGGCATCTTGCCGGCATTAGCTGCACGCTCGGCCTCATACTGTGTATGCAGCGCATCCATGCAGCGCACCACCGTCTTGGCGCTGTGCGAGAACACACGCAGCCCAAGAGACTTATTGAACAACCTGATGCGGAAAGCCTGCTTATGCTCGTCCGTTGGCTGGGCAGGCATCTTGTCACCTAGCTTCACCATGTGGAAGTCAGGCCCACCAGACGGAAACGCAAGCCAGCCCACCTCGATATTGCCCAAATCCATCACAGCCTTAAATGGCAAATCAATCTCTGACTGATCCGCGACCCAAGTGCCATCAGCAGATTGCTCTTTGTCCACCTTAATGAACTCTCCAGCCTTCGCATCAAACTTGATGATCGGCACAATCTCGCCCGACGACTTGCTTTCCGTGTTAAATCCTAACGACATCTTTCTTTCCTTTTTTCTAACATTGCCCGTTACGCAGAAATCATTTCCCGCGCAATCATGCAATACGCAGCAAACGTCACGTCCGCAGTGTATTGCCATCCATAATCATCTTTTCCGCCAGACATTGCTATAAAAGCAGCGATTGGCACGCGGCAGACGATAGGCCGACGATCAAATCTATAAATCAAACTAGGGATAAGGTTAGCCGCATGAGCCGCTGCACATGCCTGATCCCACCACGCATCCTTGGCAAGATAGCCGTCAGCGTAACGCTTGCACTCAATCGTAAATGGAAACGTACCGTCGCACGGTACGAGATCACCTAGATCAGACTGACGATATTGCTCAATCTCGCGCTTGAACTTTATGCCAAGTTCATCAAATAGCAGACCAGCAACCTCGCGCTCAAATGCAGCGCCCTTCATACGACCACCCCCCGGCTTCATTAGCTAATCTCTCCTGCCGCAGAAATCAATCTATTTAAATCGGTTTCTGTGTTGTGTCCACGGCGCCGCAGTTCATTATGCAACAATTCATCTGCCAACGCCGCCATAGAGCGATGGGCAGACTTGCGCAACTCGGCACGCAACATCGTCAACGTGTCATCACGCAGACGCAAGGTCGTAGGCTTCATATCCATTTTCTTCTCTCCATTATCCAAAGACATCAAAGTCAGCCTTTGCTACTAGCTGTTGGGTCATAGGTTTGCCATTTGGGTTGCGCGTCAGCGAACGATGCTCGCCACCACCCAACATCAAATAGCCATAAGCATCGCCAACGTGCGAATGCTCGTTCTTATTAGGCATATCCCGAAACCGCTCCTGACCACCACCAATCGCAACACGCTTAAAATGGTAGCCACCAGCAAGTGACTTGCGGACACGCTTGCATTCCTTGTCCACAAGCAAACCGGGCTTGCTGTCAATCAGTCGGTTCATAGGCATAGCACCCGCTTCCCGGCGCACCTTGAAGTCGTTTGACGCCGTAGGCTGGGCACGCAGCCCAAGTGTACGCAAATGGTCAAACGCCGTGACCTCAAAAATCTCGTCTCGCTTGCCACCAGCAGGGTCACCCCAGATCATTATCTCAGACTTCGGGAACTTAGTCTGAATGTCTGCAATCAAATGATGACCAAAACGCTCAAGGCCCATGTCAAAAGCAACAAGTTCATGTATAATGTGCCAACGCCCGTTACGCATCTTCTGACCAAACACAGCGGCAGGCGTCAAACCAAAGTCCAGCCCAATATGCACTGGCATTCCCGGCTCATACTCAACATCAGCAGACATCAAACTATCGGAGAACTCATGCCATACTGGCTTGCCATCCTGCACATATACATACTGAGCGCCCAGATAGCACTGCACCCAATCCAGCGTCTTACCCGCAAGCTGCTGCTCGTAATAGCCAACCGGAAGATTGTTCGTATTCTCAGCAAGCGGGTTCACAATCCAATGACGACTATTCGACGGGATTGAACCCTCATGCTCCTTGGTGGCCTCCTTGACCCCACCAGGCTGCTTGTAGAACTTCCAAGGGTACTTACCCTTCACAGGGTTCTTCTCGGCCAAATTACACCACCAATGATCGCTATCCATTGGGTTGGTAGACATCCAGACGCCACGCCACGGACAGCCACCATGCTTCTTGGTAGGGAAACGGCCGACACGCGATGTCAGACCGTCTACAACCGCCTTGGGCAACTCTCGCGCCTCGTCGATAAAACCACCCGTCAGTTCAAGAGATAGCAGCTTACGCACGTCTCTAGGCTGATCCAAAGCCAAGAAGATAACCTCGCAATCCAATCCCGGCGCACCGTCACGCGGTGGCAACTTGATGTGATGCGTAATCGGCGGCGACCAACGCATCTCGCCCCAGACAGCCTCAGGAAATATCTCCTGCCACGTCTTGATCGTCGTCGTCCTCAATTCTGGATAGCTGTTGCGGATGACTGCAAATCTGGAATATCTGATTGAGGTCTCGGGCGATGGCGGTTGCTTCACCGCCCTCAGCATAACCTCGGCCAAACTGGCGTAGGTTTTCCCAGAGCCCACAGGCCCCATCAAACCACGGACAAACGAATCGTCGTTTAAAAACTTCCATACTGTTGGACTTTCACTGAAGTCTAAATTTAAACCAGTTAACGCCTCAGTGCCGCCAGCCTTTCGGCGACGCGGAGAACGATCCGTTGCGCGATTACTCCTCGCCATTACTTACCCCCAAACATAGCCATCCGCAAACGCGAGACAAAAAGAGACTGCTCCGCAGTGGGTGCGCCCGCGCTCGTGTCATTACTCAAAAGACGAGCGGCTACGGTTGCCATTCTTTCTGACTGCGAAGCGTTTCGATACGTTGTCATATCAAGAAATTGCTCTTGCTGTTTGGTTAGGGAGAAATCAGGCGCGTATTCCTTTTTGGTCCGCATCCAAACGCGCGCGGCCTCATTGAGCGCAACAGCCTGTTTCTGCTGCTCGTTGAGCGCGGTAAACGGGTTAATGATGACCTTGTTATCCTTCGTCGCCATCCCGGCAACAGAGGGGTTCTTGCGGAAATAATCTAACTCACCCTTGAACGGGTCCCTCATTGGGACGCCAGCTATAAATTCAGCCATCTATCTGCTCCTCTTCATCTGGGTCTATAACCTCATACGTGGTCGTCTTAGGCCCCGTTACGTTAATACCAATCATGCTGGGACGCCGGTCGTCACTGTTAGGCTCCAGCAAGCCACGGTGCTTGGCCAATAGGCGCAAGGCCGACAGCTTATCGTGCATCTCTACCTCAATGTTGTTGCCATGCTCCGTTGGCGTGATCTTGACCTTCTTGATTGAGCGACGCGCACGGTCAGACAACTGGTCAGATGGGCGCACCTGAACGCGGCCCATCTCGTCCCAGGCAAGAATATCCGTTATCTCACCAGAGCCAATCGCCTCAAGTTCCTGTAATACCGCCTCACGCTTTTCATTGTCCTGAGACGCAAGTGCTGCACGCGCTTGTCGGATGGTGACGGGCTTCTCAGTCATCAGACGCACTCACAATCTCTGCGCCGCACGCTGCGTAACCTGCAATATCAATCCATGAATCCATGTGCTTCTCGTCCGCACATAGCCGTGCCATCTTTACAGCAGCCATCATCATAGCTACTTGGGCTGCGGATACCTCGTGGCCCAGCAGCGCTGTCCACAAAACAGCAATGCGCTCAAAGTTCTCTGCTGGCGTGCCGTAGTTGGCGCCCCTGTCCGTAACGGTCTTGGCTGCGTCGTTGAGTAACTCATATCTTGATTTCATTGTTTACCTCCAAAAGTGACAAAAATTTTGTGTGACACCCCCATATAGAC